CGAGAAATATTCCACCAGGGTGCTCTTCGGTTGTATTTTCAGATGGACTTACTAAGGCGGCGGTTAGGGGGCCAGTGGCGGCTGCGGCGATGGATTGACAGACGGGCCAGGGTGTGGTAAAATTAAGTTAGATAAAGACTGGTTGCAGTTGGAGCGGATGACGAATCCGCAAGTTTGGTATAAGAGGCTATACTCTGGAAAAGCTAAGGCGGTATTTCACTAATGAGCAGTTAGCCCAGGCGTTAGAGGCCAATCATGGTTACATCTATTTGGCCGCTCGTAGTTTAAACGTCCATCCGAAGATTATTTATACAAGGCTGAAGAAGTCGCCTGATCTTAAGGAGTTTTTGGATAACCTTCGAGAGACGGAGCTGGACCTGACCGAGCAAAAGCTAAGGGATGCTATTATGAACGGCGAGCCCTGGGCGATCACTTTGAAGCTTAAAACCCAGGGCAAAGCTCGTGGCTATGTAGAGCGGCAAGAGTTATCTGGACCTGGAGGAGGGGCCATATCGATTTCGTGGGCTGATTTTATAAAGTTTGCGGATGGTATGTCCGTGGATGGTGAAGTTGGAAGCAACGATGTCGTTAACAGCGGTTGAGGCGCCGGCGCAGGTAGTTAGCAACCCGGAGCGCTTTGCGCAGGTGTTTTTGCGCGTTTTGGACAAGGACAAGCGCCTTGTTCCATTCCGCTGGAACAGGGTCCAGCGGGATTTTCATTACAGTCGGACACGTCGGGACCTGATACTTAAGGCGCGGCAAATGGGGTTTTCGACTTATTTACAGGGGGAAATGTTTAGACGGGCCATAACCGGTACCCGGGCCACGATAACATTGGCGCATGATGACAATACCACGCAGATTCTGCGGCGTATTGTAGATAGATTCTATGAGCATTGCAACTTTAATGGTATACAGCCTGTGCGGAAGTATGCCAATGCCATGTTGACAACTTATCCCGAGTTTGATAGTGAGTGCGTGGTTGCGAAAGCGGGCAGTAAAGAGGTCGGGCGCGGGGGTACGTATACCGATTTTCATGGCAGCGAGGTGGCTTTTTGGGCGGATGCTGAAAAGCTGATTGCTGGTGCTATGCAGGGTGGTGACCCGGACGTTGTTCTGGAGAGCACCCCCAACGGAGCCCAGGGATGGTTTTATGAGCACTGCATGGAGGCTATAGATGGCAATAGTGTTTGGCAGTTGCATTTTTATCCCTGGTGGTGGGACGACACTTACCGAATTCCGTTAGCTCCTGATGAGGTGATAGAGTACACCAGTGAGGAGCAAGAGCTGGTCGAGAAGCATGGCCTCACGGCTTCACAAATAAAGTGGCGGAGGGACAAGCAGGCGGAGCTGCGCGGTTTGTTTATACAGGAGTACCCCGAGGACCCGATTACTTGTTTTCTCACGTCTGGCAGTGGCTATTTTGGTGATATTGAAGGCGTTTATACTGCGCCGTTAGATGTGGAGTATGACCCCACCCATCGGTACGGCGCCGGCCTGGACTGGGGACAGGAAAATGACTACACTGATATGATAGTGTTGGATGAAACCTCCCGTTGTATGGTCGATAAGTTGCACCTGCGAAGGCTCCCGTGGGGCGAGATCAGGAGCAGGGTCAAAACCGTATATGACAAGTGGCGTCTAAAAAACCTGGATGCGGAATCGAATAGTATTGGCAGCGTAAATATAGAAGAGCTGCGGAAGATGGGCGTGGTTGTTACGCCGTTTGAGACAACCAACGAGAGCAAGAATATGATAATGAGCGCTTTGTATGAGGCGCTTCATAGCGGTTGGCAGTTGCAGGATTGGGATGTGCTGCGTCAAGAGCTCCGTTCGTTTGTGTCTACACAGTTGCCTTCCGGGCTGTGGCGCTTAGCCGCTGCCAACGATGGGCATGATGATGCCGTTATTGCGTTAGCGCTGGCTTATCATTCTTTGTATTCTCGGGTGCTGTTCGGGGGTATTTATCTATGAACATCTTTCAGCGGGTTAGTAGGGCGTTGTCTACAAACACTAAGGCGGTAAGCACCTTGCTAAATCCGTGGGACGAAGGCAGCCCGGCCTATATGGGGGTCAACTTCTCCACTATGGTTCAAGAGGGGTGGCGCAAGAACGAACTGATATTTGCCTGTGTTGACCGAACGGCGCTGACCGTCAGCCAGGTGAATATGCAGATCCATGACGCCGGGTCCGGCGATGTGTTGGACAATCATCCGCTTAAGCGGTTGTTGCAGAGACCGAATTCTGAAATGACCGAGTTTGATTTTTGGCAGTCTGTAATCATTTTCCAGTATCTGGCAGGTGTGGCTTATTATGAGAAGGAGCGCAGTCAAGCGGGCAGGGTGGTGGGACTTTACCCGATGCGGCCTGACTGGACGAGCCCTATAAGGTCCTCGTCTAAGATCGTGGCCGGGTACAAGTACGAGGTACCAGGGCGGGACCCTATTATCCTCCCGAGAGAGGATGTGCTGGTATTCAAGTCCTTTGACCCGTTGAATCTGTATCAAGGTTGGGCGCCGGCGGCGGTTGCTGCTCGGGTTGGGGAAGTAGACAATAGCACAACTGACTTTATTAAGCTCTTCTG